CCTCAAGGGACAGGATGGTTATGTCCGGGAAGGCAAGCCGGTCATTCCCGAATTCAACAAGGAAACAATGGTCGCGGCCAATCTTCCCATTCTCGAAGACCGGCCAATTATCCTCGGCATGGACATCGGCGGCGGGACGCTGACCCCGGCTGCCGTCTGGTTACAAAGGCACAGCATGGGTGCATGGCTCTGTCATGGTGAACTTCTTTGCGAGGACATGGGGGTCGAGCGTTTCTCAGCCCTGCTGAAACAAACCCACCAGGAATTGTTCTCAGGATTGCCGATTGAAGTGGCATGGGGCGATCCGGCTGGCGCAAAACGGGATGATCTTTATGAAACCATGATCTTTGAACACCTGAGACGGGCAGGCATACCGGCCAGAGCAGCCCCCTCACGGCAAATTCAGCCACGGATTGATGCTATCAAGGCACCGATGAACCGTTTGATACAGGGAAAAGCCGGATTTATGGTTCATCCCCGTTGCAAAATGCTCATAAAAGGGCTGAATGGCCGCTGGAATTACCGCAAAATGCAGGTCTTGTCGCGGGATATCTTCAGGGATCAGCCAACCAAGAACATTTACTCGCATTGTTGTGACGCTTTGGGCTATGCCTTGCTTGGTGGCGGTGAATATCGCCAGATGACCGGTCGTAGCGAAAGCGATAAAATGTGGCAGGGTGAAAAAATTGCCAAGAGTTTTGATGTCTGGGACACTTGACCACACTTCGATTAATCTGTAACCTTCCCAAAACTTTTAAAGGAGGCTTGTATGGCCAGATTTAAACTTACCATGGCGCTTGGCGAACAAAAACAGGATATTGCTGAAGCCGCTTACACGACCGGCGATGCCACCGCAGATATCGAGATCAATGTCGATAGCGCTGTGTTTACCGATAGCGGGCAATTGTTCCTTGCCCTTGAATTAATGCAACAGAAAATCCTCGACGAAGATTTCCCGCCAGCGTAATGACCGGGATAAATCTGACCAGCAGGAATTTTGCACAATTGGCCGGGGCTGATAAAAAGAACTGGCCGACCTTTATTGTCTATCCCGATTTCAGTTGGTCAATCGACCCGATTGTTGATACCCTGTCGCGCATTCATCTCGCCCGCCGTGATCTCAAGAAACTCAAGCGGGCCGGTTTCAGGTTCAGGTTTGAAAAAACCTTCGGCCAGTTGGGACAGATTTTGTCGATCGACATGAGCCGTGATGAATTCCGAAACATGGCAAACTCAAAACGGGAAATAGAATTGTTTGATGAAAGGGTCGCCAGAAGCGCGGCCAGGAATATTAACCCCAATGGAAATGGACTTCAAAAAAATACTCAGAGAAAATTACTTCTGCCAGAAGGAAGCGCTTCAGCTACAAGACATTGACTTTGAGTATGTCAGAGATATGGCTTTCTTCATTCCAGAGAGCCAGGATCATCTTGACCACGTTCTCGAAAACTCCCATCATTATACCTTGAGGTTCGGTGATGAAATCGTTGTCGTGTTCGGTTTGACGATCATCTGGGACGGTGTTGCCGAAGGCTGGATCTTCCCGACCCGCAAGATGCTGACCCATAAACAGGCGGCAGTCCGGGTGATAAATTTCTGGATCGAAGGCACCTGTAACGCCCTCAAGATAAAGCGCTTGCACACAACGGTTGACCCGACCCGGCAAAATGCGATACGTTTCGCCCAGGCATTACAATTTGAAACCGAGGCGTTTTTAAGATACTATGGCCCCGGCGCAACAGATCATCTTATGATGGCGCGCTTTTTCGAGGAGATTTAAAATGACGGCAATTTTCAAAGGATTGAAAGCCCTATTTACCGGCCCGAAAAAACCAGCAGGGCCATCCCCGGAACTTATAAGGTTACAGCGACAAGGGGCCAGTCGTGAACGCGAAGAAGAAAAACGCCTGCTTGAAGAAGCCGCAGCGCGTCTCAGGCGTGGTCTGACATCAGGGCGCAATCTTTTGTTAGGGGCGTCCAGTGGTGGCATAGCTGGAACCGGCGGGGCATTTATCGGCGGCGGCGGTGGTGGCACTGGTTTGACCGGCGGAGTATTGGGCGGCGGCGGTCCTGCTGGCGGTGGTGGCGATGATGGTGGCGGCAGATTTACCCCTGGTGGTGCGCCTCCTGGCGGACTAAATTTCTAATGGGAAACCTGACCACTGAACAAGTCTTCGCGCGCTTTGACAACGCCTGGAAAGTCAGAGAACAATGGCGTGATCTGCAAGAAGACGTGTTTGAATTCTGTCTTCCCAACCGTAATATCTTTCCCAAACATCAACCCGGTGAACACAAGCAGGACCGGGTATTCGACAGCACCGCTCTGATAGCATCCCAAAGATTTGTCTCGCGTCTGCAAACCGGATTGACCCCGCCGTTTGAGCGCTGGTTTGAATTAAAAGCCGGACCAGCGATTACCGACGAAAATCAGAAACAGCAATTAAACCGCGAACTGTCGGATGTCACCGATATGATATTTCATGTCCTGGAAAGTTCCAATTTTAACGTGGTGATCGCCGAACTCTATTCTGAATTGATTGTCGGCACAGGGGCGATGCTGGTGCTTGAAGGTGATTTCAGGAAGCCGGTGCATTTCATCGCTGTCCCGACCGCACAACTGGCGCTGGCCGAAGGACCGCATAACGGCATTGATGAGATATACCGTGAATGGAAACTGAAAGCCCGCCTGGTCAAACGCACCTGGCCGGACGCCAACACACCGGCAGAATGGGACAACAAGGGCAAGGAGGGCGACAAGGAAGTCAAGATTATCGAGGCAACCTATTGGGACACGACCAAAAACAATTGGGCATATGAGGTTCTGTGGCGCGGTGAGGAAAAGAAACAGGAGTTGGTCAACCGGGAATACAAGGAAAATCCTATGATCGTCACGCGCTGGACCAAGATGCCCGGTGAAGTTTTTGGTCGCGGTCCCGGTGTGATTGCCCTGCCCGATATCAAGACCGCCAACAAGGTGGTCGAAATGGTTTTAAAGAATGGAGCGCTGGCTATTGCATCCCCGTTCCTGGTTGCTGATGATGGTGTGACCAACCCGGACACAATCAGAATGGCCCCGAACGCAATGATCAGGGTCGCCAGCACAGGCGGCAATAGCGGCGCTTCGATCGTTCCCTTAGAAACCTCACGCAATTTTAACGTGGCGCAGATTATTCTCGAAGACCAACGCAACAACATCAAGAAAATTCTCTTTGATAATCAGTTGCCGCCGATTGAAGGGCCGGTCAGGTCAGCGACAGAGATTATTGAAAGAATGCGTGATCTGCGTGAAGATATTGGCGCAGCTTTCCCGCGCATCAAACACGAACTGATTAATAATCTGATCAAACGGGTGGTGCATATTCTTGACCGACTTGGTTTGATTTCACTCAATTCAGATTTACTTAATCAGTTGTTTGTCAAGGTCCAGGTGGTCTCACCGTTGGCCAAGAAACAGAACCTTGATGATGTCCAGACATTTATCCAGTGGGCGCAGATATTGATTTCCCTGGTTGGGCCAAATGCACTTGCGGTTCAGGCTAAGACAGAAGACTTTGGATTGTGGTTGGCCAATAAACTTGGTGTTGATGGTAAATTAACCAGAAGCACAGCGGAACGCGACCAGAAGGAAAGGGAAATGATCGAAGCCGAAGAAGCCCGTCAGCGATTGGAGACTATTGACAAACCAAGGGGTGGTGGTAATAATGTTATCCCGTTAGAAAGAGCGGCATAGGAGGAACGATGACTGGTTTTAAAAATTTTCTGAGCCAAGTATTTTCGACCAATGGTGATGGTACTGGTGGGTTCAATTTAGCATTAGATTTTTCCGTAACGGCAGAGCAGTTCAAGATTTCGCCACCTGTCGGAGAAAGTTTTGCTATTCGTCGCATCAATATAACCTTCGTGGATGACCCACCGATGTCTGCGCCACCCCTTACAGAAGGAATAAAGATGGAGGTTTTCAGGGATGGACAGGTGGTCAGATCACTGACACCACAATCAATCATGTCCTTCGAGGATTTGCTTCTATATACGTCAGGAGTTGTCGATATCAGCCCCAACCCTTCCAAGGCCAGTTTTGTGATTTATTTTGATTTCCGGGCAATGTATGAGGTTAATGGTGTTCTCAGACTGGATGGTGATAGAAACGAAGAATTAATTGTTACAATTAGCGATGATCTTTCCTCACTCGAAAGCATCAAATGCACCGCGTTTGGCATTAACACAGGACAATTAATATGACCACCAACGGACAGACAGAACCAACCGCACAAGGTATGCTGGACAAACTCGGCAAGGACTTTCTCAGTGATGGATGGCCAGGATTTGATGAAACAGGGACGCGAGAACTGAACGAAACCGAAACGGCTGAAATGATCGCCAAGAAAAAGGAATTGGCCGATGCTGTTTATTCTACTTTTAAAACGTCTGCTGGCAAAATAACACTTGAATGGCTTCTTGATAATACCCTTCGTCGTGCTGCGTTTAATCCAGATCATCCTAACCCTATGCAATATGGGTTCATGCGCGAAGGACAGAACGGGATTGTCCACGCGATTGTCTCACAAATACATCTGTCTCTGAACCCGGCCGAACCCCAACAGAAAAGGAAAGAAGATGTCAAACTCTAAAAAGAAATCTGCGCCGAAATCAAAGGCAGTACCAAAAGCGAAAGCAGCACCTGAAGCAAAAGCAGCACCGAAGAAAGAAAAGATTTTAACCAAACGGGAACGGATCGAAATACAGCGCAAAGCCACCTATGACAAATGCGTGGACTTGCGGGATCATCTCCGGGGCTGTTTTCGTGATGGCAACCAGAGTGCCTTGTTGGCTGCCGTTGCTTCGTTTATAATTTATTATCAAGGCAACAATATTAGGAAAAAATAATGGTTGACGAAACAAAAGAAGCCCCTGCTGAGGAACCCAAGGCAGAAGCACCGGAACAAAAAGCAGAAGTTAAAGCCGAAGTTAAAGCGGTTGAAGAAAAGCCTGCTGAAAAAGGCACCCTGGCTAAAGCTGTCGAAAAAGAAGAAGGCAAGGCCAAGGTTGATGATGAGGTTCCTGAAGGACACGACCCCAACCCAAAGGTGAACGCCGAAGGCAAGGCGATTGATCCGAAGGCAGCCCCGGAAGTCAAGAAAGAAGAAGTTCTTGAACCTTATTTCCCCGACGATATGGCTGACCATCTCAAGGGTAAGGACGATAAGGCAACGATTGATAATCTTGCCAAAGCCTATAAAGGGGCAAGAGCCGAGATTTCAAAAGGCGGTAAGGTTCCTGAAAACCCTGCTGATTATAAACTCAGCGAAGAAGCCGCAAAGGTTATTGATGGTGATGATGTCAGCCTTGGTATTATCCAGAACATTTTTCACAAGCACAATATCTCCGAAGAAAAATTCAATGGTATCTTGATGGACATACAGCCTGCTTTGAAAGAAGCTGGTTTGCTCCCGGATCTGCCAACCGATGAAGAAAACATGGCGGCTTTGGGCAAGGATGGAAAGGCGATCGTTGCATTTGTCGCTGGTAAAGTTGCTCAAATTCACAAGGCCGGTTTCTTGTCTGACGAAGAAAAAGCTGCTGTTATGTCAATCGGAGATACGCCAGCCGGGATAACCGGGTTGATGAAAGTGTTTCAGTCCTACGGCGAAAAAGCCGTCCCGGTTATGGACAAGAAGATTGATGAAAGTCTTTCGGATGCAGAGTTAAACAATCTTCTCAATGATCCAAGGTATAACAGTAACAACCCCGAATATGATCCCGCCTATGTCGCGGAAGTTGCTGCCAAATATGCAACAAGATACGGCAATAAACCGTCTGGAGTGTCGCCACATGGGATTGCTGGCGGCGTGTAATTTCCCCCCAGGGACGGGCGATCTCTTCCTCCCCTGAAAAACGAACCCAAATTGCCCGTCCCACTTTTTTCTTGCAATTAAACTCTTTTAAGGTATTTTAAAAAAAACGGCGCACCCATTATGGCCGCTGTTATTCGCTTGTCCTAAGTGAATGACCCGAAACAAAAGGCACCGGCTTTGCCGCCCTTTAGATGTTTCGGCCCTCTATCAGAATGGACTTAAATCTTAACTGATATAGGAGAACCCTAATGTCAAAATTTCTAGGAGATGCTGAGATAGCGTTGTTTGACGCAGAAGTTAAGCACGAATATCAGCAAATGGGGAAACTTCGTGGTACGGTACGGGCCAGGTCTAATGTTCAGGCCAGAACCTATCGCTTCCCTAAAATGGGGAAAGGTCTGGCGACTGCCCGTCTGCCACAGACTGAAGTTGTTCCCATGAATATCACACACACCAATGCAACTGCTACATTGGAAGATTGGAACGCGGCTGAATTCACCGATATCTTTGATGAAGCCCACACCAATATCAATGAGCGTCAGGAATTGGCCTTCACGATTGCCGGGGCGATTACCCGCCGAGAAGACCAGTTAATACTTGACGCGGCAGAAGCAGCCAGCACGACCTTGACGGTTGCTGCCAGTGTTGGTGGGGCCGCTTCAGGCCTGAATGTCGCAAAGATCAGAAACGCTGCCTTCCTGCTTGATGATCAGGGAGTACCCCCAATGGATCGGGTATTCGTTGCATCGGTCAAGGGCAAGGAACAGTTGCTTGGGGAAACCGAAGCGACAAGTTCTGATTTCAATTCGGTCAAAACGCTGGTCGAGGGAACTCTAAAAAGTTTCTACGGCTTTGAGTTTATCTGGATTGAAACCCGGACAGAAGGCGGGCTGACAATTGCGGCTGACCAGAGAACCAACTTTGCTTGGCACAAGCAGGCGATGGGTCATGCCGTTGCCAAGGATTTCCGCACCGAGGTTCATTACATACCTCAACGGACATCCTGGTTAAGCAATGGGCTGTTCTCGGCTGGATCAGTGGCGATTGATGCCTTTGGTCTGGTTGAAATCACAACGGATGAAAGCTAAAGGAGACTTGTCATGGCATTTGATAGAGCAGGTTTTTCCACGCTTTCGCCCGGTAAAGCAGGCATTAATTCGTTCATTTACAAAACTGCTGATACTGAAGCAACGCTCGAAGCGGCGAATTATTTCGACGAAATAGCGACAACTCTTGCCGCTGGCGATTTGATTACTGCCAAGATGTCGGCTTCATTCAAGGTTTATGAAGTGGCTTCGATTACAGCTGGTGTTGTTGTGGTCGGCGAACGCTTGTCATTAGCGGCTCCGGAAACGGCAATCGCTGATTACGTTATTACCTGGACGGCGAACGAACCGACCGCTGGAGATACCGCCACCATTGCAGATGGCGATACCCCCACGGTGGCAGAAACGGGTCAGGCTATCGCGGACTTAACCGCGAAGCTAAACCTTGCTCTGGCGGCGCTTAGAACACTTGGCGGTATCGCGCCATAACTGGATGAAAGGAGATTTATCATGGCATTTGATCCCGATGGCTTGACGATTTCATTCGCAAGCGGAAAAGGCCCAAGATTTATCATGTATTTCAGTTCGACTGATACCTTGGCCACAATCAGAACAGACGGCTATTTCGATAGTGTGTCTGATGTTGGTTGGGTCACAGGCGACATGATGGGCATTTCAGCAAGTGATGGTTTCGGTTTTAACACCCTGACTATTACCACTGGTGATGTCGCCCTGAGTTCTGAGGTACTAACCTCGGCTTAAGGCGTATAACCTTGCAAAAGATATGGGTCAGCAGGGTTCCGGCTCTGCTGGCCCCATTTTTAAAGGAGAATTAAGATGGCTGTTTCATCTGATATCGACGTTACCAACATTGCCCTGAGTAAACTTGGTGAAACCAATATAAACGATTTTACCACCAGCAAGACCGGGCAGACAGCCAAGCTTCTTTATGATGCCTTGGTCGAGGCAGTTCTGGGAATGCACATCTGGGCGTTTGCCCGTAAAAAAGTTTCGATCGGTGGGCCGTTAGGCGGCGCTGATATTCCGGTTAATGAATGGGAGAACGCTTACCAGTTGCCGACCGTCCCGCCCCTGGTAAAATTGCTGGCTGTTTACAATGACAGCGGCACTTTCGCTCCCCCTCTGAAACGATATGAGAGATTTGAAGACAAACTGTTCACCAACGAAACCACAGAAATGTTTGTCGATTACATTTTTCTTCCCGCTGAGAACAAGTGGCCGGGCTGGTTCATTCTGTTGATAGCAACCGCCCTGGCCGCTGATCTTGCTGTTCCTATTACCGGCCAAGTTTCAAAAAAAACAGCGTTGACACTGGAAGCCTGGGGGTCGCCAGCACAGGGAAGACGCGGTGGATTATACAAGGAAGCTGCTTTTGCTGACAGTATTGAAAACCCAACCAAAACAATCCAGACCAGTCCCGGTGATCTGGTACTGGCGCGGATAGGATCAAGCCAGGGTGATCTAGTAAGATAATGGTATTCAGACTTATCAAGAATGACTTTACTGCCGGGGTCATTGACCCGGAAGCGATAGAACGCTCTGATATGGATTTCTATCAGAACGCAGTCGCGCAGGGAGATAATGTTGTTTGCAAACCCAAGGGCGGAATGCCCAAACGGGATGCCTTGGCTTTTGATCTTGACTGTACCGATGTGGCTAATCTCAATCTTGACCCAACCCAGAATTTCAGGATGTTCCGGTTTGATTTTGGTCTTGACCAGGAATATACGGTGGTGGTTGATGACGCCAAGATATTCTTTCTGCAAGACGGTGCGATTATAGATGATGTTGTCAGTCCCTTCAGCAATGCCGAGGTTGCCGAATTTACCTTTCTGCAAGCCTTTGATACCCTTCTGTTGTTCCATGAAGATGTTGAAACCCGACAGGTGGTCAGAACCAATCCGACTACGTTTGTCATCGCCACAGCGACCTTTGATGTTATCCCGTTGCATCAGTTCGTCCAGGACAAGTTTTCCCCAACCAAGGATATGTATCTGAAAGAAGATGCGGTCAGGGGGTTTTTGTATTCTTCGGTCAGGGTGGCGATTGAAGACCCCAACGGATTCGGTATCGGCGGTCAGGCGTTTGTCAATATCTCGGCCGGAACGATTGCTTCTGTGACTGTCGAAGACGGCGGTGAAGGGTATCAAAGGCTTGCAGAAAGGTAAATTCGGCAACCTCGGCATTGCTGAAGGGAC